CGGTCAGTCTGTACCTTGCATATCGCAGGGGAAACCGCTTGGGCAACAAAACGCCAAGCAAAAAGCGAAACAGCCGTCCCCGGTCAAGGTAACGGCTGCATGTGTTAGAAACTTAACCAAATAGTACGAGCCAACCGTTTAGGGTTGTATTCAGAAGTCAGCGTTTCCTCGCTGGCTTCTGTTTTTTATTATATCCTACTTCTACGTAAATAGTCCAGTTTTTTCTACGGATCAGAAGGTCGAGGGTTCAAATCCTTTCTCGTACAGTCTTAATAATCACACTAACAATCATCACCCTAATCCTGCTAAGTTGCCCGTGACATCAACCCCCCTTGATGTTACGGGCTTCTTTTTATTATGTGAGTAAGACGTTTATCCGGGAATTAAGATATCAAGGTACGTACGGCGGTCACGGTTTTGGAGTATGGTGTAGTAACTGGCTAATTGAACGTACCCTTCGGTTATACGGATGTCGGAGTGGCCGAGTATGCGGGATAGCTCATATACATCGCCGAGGCCGTAGACAAGGAAATTGGTAGCGAAAGTATGCCGGAGCAGGTGCGCGTGAAGGCGTGAGATGCCGGTTTGTTTCTTTAAGCGGTTCATTAACTGAACTATTCCGTCTGGTGTGATGGGCGTTTCAAGAACGCTCAGAAAGAGAGGGCCGCTGATGGGCGAGGGTCGCACTTGAATGTAAGCCAACAAAGCTTCACGGACTTTTCGCCCAATGGGGACAATACGACCCTTACGGCCTTTACCCATGACCTTGATATAGTCTTTGTTTTGGTCAATATCGCCGGTTTTGATTCCGGCCACTTCCGAGAGCCTGAGGCCGCAGTCCAACATCAGGCATACTATGGCACGGTTGCGGCGGTTCAAAACATCATCATCAAAATATCCCAGTAACTGCCCGATTTCATTCTCACTTAAGATTTCAATAACAGGCTTTTCGGCCTTGGGGAGCTTTAGGCTTTGATGGATAGGCTCTTTTATATAAGATTCGTTGAAGCAAAAGGCGAGGAAAATACGTACAGAGCGCATATAGGTACGCACCGTGCGTCGGGTTAACTTTTGATATTTATTGTCACAGTCGCGGGTACCTAGGTAAAGTTGATACTGTCGAACATGGTCTATGGTTAGAACGCCTATGGTTTCTACACCGGTACCTGAAAGCCATGTAATGAACTGGCCAATAAAACCTTGATACCCCCGGATGGTTTTATCAGTGCTACCGCGAAGCCGCTGTTCTAAGATAAAGGAATCCAACGCATCTTTAACAGTCATTCCATTCCTCCGGCAAGTCTGAGTCGATAAGCTTTCCAACAGAATCATCCCATCTGCTAAATATATTATACTCGCCGCTTGGGGCCTCGGAGGCCGGGTCGGGAAAGTCAACAGGGGAATCGTATTGATATCCTTGGGGCAGGGGTTTTTCATTCAGTCGCTTATTGAATGCCTCAAATTCTTGCTTGAGGTCTTCGGCAGGCCGGTTATCTTCCTTAGCTTGCGCGGCGATGCGGGCTTTGCGGTTCTTTAAAAGGATTTCCTTTTTAGCCTTGAGATTTTTGTAATTAGCTATCATGGAACCGTTGACATCATCCAGCAAGTAACCATCTGAATCTATTATGTTTATACCCATCTTATGGGCTTGGTTGTCACTTACATCAGCCAGCAAGTCAGATATATCAGCCAGAAAATCGGTTTCAAGGTTATCATCATAAACAGCCACGGAAGCCAGCGAATTGATTACACGCTTTTGAACAGCTTTTCTATCCATAGCTTGGCTGTACTCACGAACAAGGTTGAAATCTACTTTTTTGCCGTCATGTTTGGTATTACGCAATCGTTTCCACCAATCAAGAAACTTTGGTTCGCCTTTTTCGTCATGGCCATTGTAAAATGAAAGGGTTTTTCCGGTCAGGTAGTCTAAGAAAACCTCACGGTATTCAAGAATCTTGTAAATACGCTCCATGGGCTTGGCTATATTGCCTCGCTGTTCAGAAAGCTTGAAACCATTTATGAAGTTATCGCTGTGATAATAAAACTTGCGCTTGGTTTCATATTCTATATTCAAAATGGTTGTAACCTTTGGCATGTGTTCCGCCGCCAAAGCTTTGAACTGGGCTAGGGTAGTCTTGGGGTTGTTGAGCGCGTCGGAGTACTTTTTGATTCTGGCCTGGTCTATTCCGTGTTTTACGTAAAAATCCAAAGCACCCTTGGCAAGATAATCCATGTTTTTGTAAGTGAATGCGTATTCCATACAGCATTTATCATAATAGGAAATAAGACCGTTTTTATGCCAGATATCGAAAAAGAAGCCTTTGTAGCCCATTTCTATGACCTCTTTGACCTTATTATAGACACGAGCACGGACGTTATTGCTTTTGATTCTGCCAAAGCATAGATAATCTTTTATAAAGACAGTGCCGTCATCTTCATGCTCTATGTCGGCGTTCCAAGTAGCGTTTTTAAGATTTGTATGAAGATGCTTAACCTTGCCGTGAGCATCTTCTTTAAATAGTCTATTAGGGCTGCTTATGGCGTTGGTATGGAAACAGTAATCAATACGGCTTTCCCGACACCAATCAACTGTGCATGAGTATTGGGACAGGAGTGCGTCTACCTTTGCGTAAGATTCATCCAAGACGGATTGAATGCCTCGCGTCCATAGGCCAAAAGCGCGGATTTGAACCATTATGCGCGGAGTATCGTCATTGGGCAGAGATTTGCAGTAGAAAATGTCGTATAAATCCGGGCTACCTACACAATAACCGTAGGTGCTGTAGGTTTTTAATAAGTAATACAGGCCTTGTTCAAATACTATAGGTTCCCGTATTGCTATTGCTTCCAGCTTTTTGTTCTCCAATTCATCCAGAAGTTTTTGAAGGCCAAGGGGAACATGTTCTTTACTGTCTCCGGTGACAAATACCGTGTAATAGATATTATCTATCATATGAATGGTTTTCTTTTGTTTTTTTCGGAAACACTGTTTCCGCATCATAGGCGGGAGTTCTGTATAAAAGCCTGTTCGTTTAATATCAACTGTTGTTCTCATATACATTCTCCTAAAATGTCGTCAAATGCATGTTTGACGACAAAATATATTTTAAATATTTGCAGTATTCATGGGGTTTAGATGCCTAAAAGGTTTAATATTTCGTGGGGCGGTGTACATACCTGCCCCGCGAGGGTGAAAAAACATCAAAAAAATTTTAACCTTGCCTGACTTAAATAGCGGTGAATAACTTGCGAAGGAAGCCGGTTAGACCAACCCGGCCTGTCCCCTCCCTTCGGTCGGGCGAGCAGTCCGGATTGGTTTGCTCGGCGTTGGGTGCCGGCGTTGCTTCCAGCTCATCGGGTGGCGGTTCATTGGTTTGGTTTTCGTTCGGGTTTGATTCTTCGGCTTCCTCATCGGCGGCATCTGCTTCGAGTAGGTCAGGATATTTTCTGGCCAGTTCATCGAAAAGGAAGTATGAATCATACATGCGGGATACGTTGCGGCGGAATAGGATAAACTCGCTTCTGATTTTTATTTTGGAGTTGCCGTACCATGTTTCTACTGCTACAAAGATGGTAAAGGGTATAAACCAAAGCAAGTTGTTTATTTTGCGGTGTTTGATTTCATGTTCAACTACTGCGCGGATTTGCTTGTCCACCATTTCGTCATGTTGCGTGATAAGAAAGACCTGATAGCCGTATTGACGGTGGCTTGTAAAGAAGGCAAGCCAGTCTCTACGGCCTTGTTTTGACCAATCGCGGGTGTTGAATATTAGCTGGCATTCGTCTATGAATACATAGGTTTGTGATTCCTTGCCTTTGGCGTGATTGGTTAGGGCGTAGCGTTCCAGTAGTTCCGGGGTTAGGTCATAGATGGATATGTATTGAAAGTGACCTATTTTAAGCTTTCCGTTGTTGGTTACATGGTCAAGGGCTATGTTAACGGTGCTTATAACGTTTTTTCCATCGCGCAGGCGTTTGCGGATTTGGTGTGCCATGGAATACGATTTTCCCGAGCCGGGTGTACCTGTCATGATTCTTACCATAATAAGGGACTCCTATGATATGAACTTAGCCCAACGTAGCGGTATTTTTGCTACATACCATACTACAATGCACCCAACCCACACTTGCATAACCAAGAGTATTTCAGGAAACGGTACAAATACGCTTAAATACCGGACAAATGTCATTATTGGAACTTGGGAATTCAAAAGAAGATTGTTAAATAAACGAAAGGGGCTTTGCGGAAGGATTCCAAGTGCTGAAATTCCTAAGAAAAAAAATCCGAACATAGTTCCTTTTGCAACGAACTTTAACAAAGTCACTAGCTTGGGTAGCAAAAATGGAATCCAGATTAATTTAAACAAGTATGACAATTTAGGGATAACTACTGATTTAAAAAAGGCTACTAATGCAGTTATTAGTAATGCAAGCATAAAATATCACCCTACCATTTGATAAATTTCGGTGTTATTTTGAACAAGAAAAAGCCAAAGGACATCAATGTCCCCCAGCGTATTACAGCTATAAGTATTTCAAAATCAGCTAAGTCTACTACTATTTTGTAATTAAAGGGTTCCGGTAAATCAAATTCGAAGCGTGGCGGTGTCCCAAGACCTCCTAGAAACATGGGTTCTATAGATGCATAACTATAACCATTTTCTATTAAAGCCATTAGTTCTCGGCGTTCTTGGGTGTTTAGTGATAGAGCTTCTATGGGCATGTTGCCGGACATGACCCTAAATGTGTTATATAAGTCAAGAGGAATTGAGAAAGGGAAATAATCCATTAGATTAGGCATGTTGCCGAAGATGGAGGAAAAGTCCCATTCAAAGTCTGGGACATCAGGTACTATTGGCATAGGCACGTAGGGGATATAGATGTCGTCTATGGTGAGGTCAGGGTAGGGGGTGGTTGCGGTTATGCTATCGGCTATATCTCGTGTTACTTCCAAGATGTTTTGCAGGGTGCTATCTATGGCGCGTATGCCTTGGTTTATGCCTGTTAGGTCGCCGGTGCCTGTGCCGGGTGGGGCTATTGTGCCGGGCGGATATACAATCGGCGGGTTATCTTCATCTTCAAGGACTTCGCGGGGAACTATTACGTCGGCAACCGTTGCATTTACTAGGGATGAGAAGTCTCCGGCTTCTATTGCCGGTATGTCTGGTAGCCAGATTGCTATTATGTCATCATCTGTGGCCGCGCCGCTGATGGCTTGTACTGCCGCCATTGCCGCGGCTGGGTTGGTTATTGCGTTGGCTGTGTTTATAACGAATGGTAAAGGGCGCGTGGTTGGAGCAACTATAGATTGTGATGGCACTAAACCAGTTATGTTAGCACCCCATGGAATAGCTACTGCTAACTGATGTTGATTATTTCTAAATACATTGTAGGATGAAATAGAGGCTATATATCTTCGTCCTCCAGCTGTCCATATAACTATGCCATGACAAGTTATATTTGTAATTAATTCGTATTGCGACGAGAAATGATAAGACCTGCCTCTAGGTACTATATTGCCGTTAAAAGTAGATTCCCTATATAATGTGCGAGTTAAGCCGGTAGTTCGAAAATTTGGTGAATATCTAAATTCAGTCAATCCATGGACATTTCCTGCTATTGTTACTGTATCACTTAAATTTAAGATGTTGAGGATTTCAATCTGGCGCGCTAATGGATAGTTTCTAAAGTTTTGGCCAATAATGGGTATTCCATTAAACATACCTTCAATTCTATTGCTAATTACATGTTCGATGTTATTTAAGTTTGCATGACGGCCTTCATAATGAGCCATTCGCATGTATTCCATGAAGTCTATCCCTGTGCTTTGGCTAGTGGTGGTTATTATGTTGGTGACTACGCTTGCTACGTGGTCTTGGATGGCGCGGAAGTCTCTGCTTCGCAGTTGTGATATATGTCTCCACGCACCACGGTCATTTACAACAATACGATAGCCGTACGCTTCGTCTACGGCTCGTTGTATTCTTGCTCGCATATCTCCTGTTGTCGCGTCCCATACTTGCATGGCTAGGTTTTGAATATCATCGCCACGGCCCATGTAGATTCCTACACCTACTATTATGGTAGCTAATAGTCCAAGAACTGCGCCGGATACTATTCCAAAGTCCGTTGGTTCAAAGCCGATATACCCGCCGCCGAACATACTAGAACCATCCCAATGGTCTGTTGATGGTCTGTGATTCCGGTTGAAATCGTCATGCCAGTTGGCTTCGTTAATGTAGCGTATATCTTCCGGTAGGTGAATTGCATACGCACGGTGCGCCGGATAGGCGGCGGTAGCTAAAATGATTAAGGCCATTAGGCAGGTTAGTACACGCTTTTTTGTCATGATGGCCTCCCGGTTTGTTTTTGATATGTAAATGGGGTAGGCGGTTTTGGCGGCGGCCTACCCCGGGGTGATTATGCGCGTACTAAGGAACGTACTATGCCGATTCCTACACGTATGGTGATTACGGCACCAAGGATTGCGATTGCGCCAGGGGCTACCGCTCCAATTACCGGTAATACTGAATCTACGATTCCGGTCATTCCTTCGGTAATTGCGCCGACGACATCAAATGTTGAGGCTGGTGGTGTCATAGGTTACATCTCCTTTCATACGATTTTTTTAAATATATTCAATACGGAGGCTATACCCCACATAAAGAAACCAAATAGTATTGATGATACTAAGCCCATTCCGAATGCTATTAGTGCTACATGCAAGATTTGTTCATTCATAAATTCGTTCATGTGAGTGTACTCCATACTACGAATAGGATTAGGCCGAACAGTACTGCGATTCCGAATGCGTTTAGGGCTATTGACCATGTGTGGAATAATTGCAGATTCCCGGCAGATTCATATAGATGGTATTGGACTACTGTTATTGCGGCGTATAATTCTTCCATTCGGTTTAGTTGGTTGTTTAGTAGGTAGAATTGTAGGTTGAATTGGGAGTAGAGCAGTCTATGGTATTCGCTTAGATACCATTCTAAGGGTAGTGCCGGATTCATTTGGTTGATGTTGCGTCGGTTACGGTTAGTTTGATATCGCCCATGTACTTGATGTCTACCGGTACAATTATGGGTACCATCTTGCTTTGGCCGTGGGCTGTTTGTTTTACGGTTTTCATTTCCATGGTAAATTCGTAAATGGCTGGTACGCTTACCAGTTTTTTTGAGGCCTCATATGGTAATGACCCTTGTGTTGGCAAGATTCCTACTGATATGTTTCGGCCTCGTCCGTCACGGAGTGTCATTTCTAGGTTGTCGGCTGCTACATACCAGATATTCATCCCGTCGTTTATTTCACCAGTGTTCTGGTCTGTGATGCTGTAGGTATCTGCTGATAGCAGAATATACTTTGCTTTTAGCATGTTATTGCTCCTCTCTCTACTTAGGGGGTTGAGTTTATATTTGGCCTTTCGGCGGGGTGTACCCGTTTGTAATAGGGGTCTCTTGTGTCTAGGTTTACCCAGTAGCCGGATATGCAGGTAAATCCTTGGTTGCAGTTTTGGCATTCGCCCATAGTCGATGTTTCCCGTCTAGGTTGTCTAGCCATACGCCGCATTTGGGGCAGATGTATCTTGTTCGGCCTTCTTGGATGAATTCTACTTTTACCGGAGGCAGGGTTGGGGGTAGCTCTCGGGGTGCTATCATGGGCTTGTCCTTCCTTGGGGTGTACGCCGGGGTTTTACTTAGACCTTGGGGACTCTGTCCCCAATTCCCCTGCAAACTTTTGAAAAAGTTTGTCAAAACTTTAACGTTCGCCACTTGGGCAGGGGTTGCCTCCTTCGTTCGGCAACCCTTCGGGTTAGTGTCTTGGGGCTACAGTGCGTGTCAAGGGGTAAAATGTACGCTTCGCGCCCCTTGACTCTTGCTTTCTTGCCTGCGTCTCCCTTCGCGTTTGCTATGCTCTTGGGTGCATGCTTAGGGTTCACGTTATGTGTCAAGGCCTTACTACATCTGTACACGCTACGTGTTACCGCGGCAATTCCGGTGTCTTCGTTTTGTGTTGCTTATGCTGGGGATTTGAAAAAACTCATCCATATGGTTCTACTGCCGTTTCTTTGGCCGTATAGGGGTTCATGTTTTATAACGGACAGGACTTTTTTTAAGGGTATGTCTATCTCCGACCATTTGAATATGAGTGTCCCGAAATCGTCTAGTACCCGCCAGCATTCGTTGAAGCCTTCTCGTATTAGTGGTTGCCAGTCTTTGGGGAGTATCGTATATTTCAAGGTCAGGTTCTTGCCACGGCCAGTGTAGAGCATATGCGGCGGGTCAAAGACTACATGTTTAAAGGTTTTGTCTGCAAATGGTAAAAATCTAAAATCGCAAAGGATGTCGGGGGCAACCCTAAACATGTGGCCGTCTTCTAGCTTTTCATCTACTTGACGATTGTCACAGTACAGTACATGGGGGTTATTCTTGTTAAACCAGAACATCCGGCCACCACAGCAGGCGTCTAATATTGGCTTGTTTGTTAGGTTCATTGGTGGCCTCCTTTGCGGTACCAGCGCGCAGCGCGTTTGTGGTCGCTTCGCCTTGCCTTCCTTCGCCGGCGTTCTGGCGGAGAGGCGGCATCCACCGTTGGTAACTCCGTTAGTTTCCCACAGGGTTTTCCACACCGTGAATTGGGCGTTTTCTAAGCGTTTTGGGGTTTACCACCCTTACCACAGGCCCCGCTACTGCTAACTGACAAAATGATAAATGACATTTAAGTATGTGCGTTGGGTAAACGTCTTGGGGAAAATCTGAGGGCTAAAGGATGCGGACACGACAGGGGTCATTCATCATGCTGTCATTTAGTGCGCCGCCGGAGTTTGGCCTATGGAAAGCGTGGAAAACCCCAAAACGCTAAGAAAACGCATCCAATTCACGGTGTGGAAAACCCTGTGGGAAACTAACGGAGTTACCAACGGTGGATACCGGTTGAACCTCTCCGCCAGAATCCGGCTACGGGCGGCGGCTTCGCTGGAGAATCACGCACACACCGTACCCGCTTGAACTTGTACATACTTGTGGAACTTACTTCCCGTACATAGTCGTAGTTGCTTTATCAGCAATCCATCCCCACCAATTCATTCAATCACTACCTCTTTAGAAGGAGGTGATTTTATGATTTATATAGCTACTTTCCTTGTTGAAATCGGGCTAGACACCATTCAACATATACAAACTCCAATGGGCTTAGTCCATATTGGTATAGGTTGTATACTAGGGCTTTTAAAATCATTGTAATCACTTTTTTGGTGGGGTTGGATTGCTGATAATGTTTCTTTAAAGGATTCCTTCAGGGGCGGGGTGTACATATTTGTGGTTTTTCCATTGTTTTCCTGTTATCATGGGTAGGCGCGGCTGGTATGTTTTTACTGACGTTTATTGTAAATCATTTTAGACCATGTTTGAATTGTGACATAGAACAAAAATGAATAGGTTGAAACGATTCATATTTGGTCTAATTGCATAAAAGAAGTGGGTAATTATGTATAGTGAGACTTTTCCATCAAGATTGAAGGGCATGAGACTATCTCATGGCTTTACCCAGCAAGAGGTTGAAAATGAACTGGGTATTAGTCAAAGAAACATATCGTACTATGAAAATGGCGATAGGGAACCAGATTTAGAGAAATTAGCACAGTTTGCAGATTTTTATGGTGTGTCCACAGACTTCCTTATTAATAATGGTTTGCATGAGTTTCACGGCTTTAATCCTGTTTCTAAGTGGGATGGTGTAAAGGTTCGGGCTGATAAGTTTCCTGAAAAGATGAAAGAAGCAAGGACAAAGACGAGGCTATCTCAAAAAAAGATTGCAGATGCAATAGGAATACCGCAAAGTACACTAGCTAAATACGAACTTGGCACGTTACAGCCAAGCCTTGAAACATTAGCTAAGATTACTATTTACTACCATGTGCGTGCTGACTGGCTTTTGGGTCTTGCGGATGAACCAGAGTTTAAGCGTTCAGACATGTTCGCCGCCGCAGATGAGAGACCGGCTTATGATTATGAAAAAGAACTCAAAAAAGATATGCGGGCAAGACGGGCAGGTTGAAGTTGCTGACCGGTACCAAAGACGTCACTGTTACGCCGCCGATTCCTTTCAACGTTACGGTTAAAGAAAATATGTACATCATGGAGCTTTCTACAGAACTAGGGGGATTTTAAGTGATAAAAAAAACTCTTCCTTTTATTATCGGACTTATATATGTTTTTTTAGGTATCTTTACATTTTTAACAGGAAGATTAATAAGTGATGCAGATGAAACCATTATAGAAATTATGAATATACAAGGAACAAGCAGAAGAATTGATATGATAGGAATAATGACAATGATTTTTGGAGTATACCAAATAGTAATGGGTGTACTATGTATAAAGCTTCGAAATAATGTAAAGAGTGCCAATTTTTTAATATTTCTAGGGTTTGTCGCTTTTAATATAGACTTAATAGGTAGTAATCTGCTGACCGGTGTATCAAATATCGGAACTATAACAAATGTAGTTGTACCATTTGTGTTTCTACCACTTTGTTACATATTTAACGAGTTTGATAAATCACATGTGCATATAAACAAAATTGATGAATTTAAAAAAATTCAAAATAATAGCAAAATTGATGATATTGAAGCGGAGTGTCCGGATTGCTATGGTAAGCTGGTTTTAAAAAAGGATACGTTTTCAGGGGTTGCCTTTTACGGTTGCACGAATTTCCCTGATTGCAAAGTTGCTATTAAAGATATCAAGTCAATTGCACCAATAGCATAACTAATACACGCCATGACGTTAAAATCTACATAAAAGAACCCCGCGCTTCTTGGCCGGGGTTCTTGCGTTTCATCCGTTGGGTGCTATAATAGCCACGCAACCTTGGACGGTTGGCTCATTCCCGAAAGGGGGTGAGTGTATGAGTTTATACGAAGTAGCTAGATTGATTCTTTATT